TGCCTTGATGAACAATACAACTTGTAATAAATCCATCAAATGAAGATAGTTTACCGTTTGTATATATGAAACTTTTACTTCCATCACTTATATAAACACTATTTTCATACATAACCATTACAGTTTCCTGTAACGATAAATCTTTTAAATAATCTTTGTACCCTAAATAGTTTAATTTACCATCAGAAATTAATTCCCACATTCGACCTTTATTGTCTATAAATATAATGCTTTTAGCATCACCGCATACACATCCCCTACCACCAAGTATTAACGATTTATTATACACTATCTGTCCATATGTAGGCATCGGTTCACTTATTGCAGGTAATAAAGCGATACCACTATCACCAAAACAAATTAATCCATTACCAAACTCCATTAACTTTATAATATTACCAATATCAGATACAATCTGATATCCACTATCACCTCGTAATTGAATGGCTAAAAAATCTTCAACTTTACCATTAGTATAGCGATATCTACATCCATATAATTCATAACCAGACCACCATACACTACTTCTATGCTTATGTTGAACTATATACGGTTCATAAGAAAAAGGTAAAGTTCCACCACCACTAATAAATCTACTTCTATGCCTTGTTATTGTACATTCTTCATCAAATAATACAAAACCATCAATTTCACCTATGTAATAGTACGTAAATCCACCTCTATTTAAAGCAAAAGTATCTTTATATTCTACAAATTCCCATATCTCATTATTATTAGATTGAACTTCAACAGGAGTTTCTATGTAAACTAATAACCGCTTAATTTCTGTACCTTCACCTATAATAGTAATTGCTAAATCTGTTGCATAAAAAAATAAACCAACATTAGTACTTACATATTGTATACCCCCTTCTAACTCTACAGAATGATTATAAACTTTTCTCTGATTTATTTTTATTTCCCCACCTTTCGGAATATTTGCTTCAACTTTAACATAAACACGTACAGGTGAAGATCCTAATGGAATAGACGTACTTTCAGTAATACGTTCTTCTAAAATATTTACACTAGGAAATCCACAAACAGGAATCTCACGAATAGGATTGTATTGATAAATATTCGTACGAGTAGCAATAATAGGACCTAATACACTTGTATTAAATATTTGAGGATAAGGAAAATCAAGAGACCAACCAGTAACTAAAGTGGGAAAGTCTTCAGATAATGTTGTCAAGTTGTATGGAGTCGCTTTCAATCCATGAAGTTTCTGAAGAAACTTCACGTCCTTTCCCATGTTCTTGTCTGGAAGGAGTCCCTTCAGTAACGTTTCTTTCAGTGAGATAATTGATTTCATTTGGAATCATTACTCCACCTGCAACATATTCACTAGTAAAATTAAACGATAAAACTACAGGTTCATTACCTGCATCAAGATAAAGTACACTATTCATAGGAGCATATACATCATACGGTACATCAACTATCTTTTCCCCTTGTATATTAACAGTAACAGATTCTTCCTTATAAAACGAAGTTGTTTCTTCTTTATCCCCTACACCATTTTTTCGTTCCTCAATCCACTTTAATCTAATTACTACAACACAATCACGATTTGCATAAAGTTTTGCATCAAAAATTCTACCACCTGTTACAAAAATATGTGCAGGCACTTCCTGCACAGCAGGATTAGATTGTACAGTAATCTGTACAAAATTTACAGGTTTATCTACTCGATTTTTAATAGATTCCAAAAACGCTGCTCTACGTAATTGTCTAAATGGAATCCGTTTTTTCGGTTTATTCTCTTCATTTAATTCAAACATGTCATCCTCCCATAAATAAAGATGCTCCATCATAATCTAATGCAGTATCTTCCTTATTTAATTGCTGAATTTCTAACATCAAATTATCTAACTGCATTCTAGATTTTGCTGGATTATCATATATCAAAGCCATCTGATACGCACCTGCTTTAGCAAGCAAATAAGGATAATGCTCTGTCCAAATATTTTTCTCATCATTACCTAAAATAGCAAAATCTTCTGCTCGTAAAATTCCTTCTATATGAATTACAGCAGATTCTTTAGGCTCTGGTACCGCAACAATCTTAAATCCAGCATCCCTCACCGTATTAAAAGGTTTATACGAATCCACATAATACGCATAAGGAAATTCACTAAAGACTGCATCTTTAGCACTCTTATCAATCCGAATTAAATTCTGAATAGTTGAATTAACTTCAAGTTTTACATCATCAATACTTATGAAATGCGTTGTATCATATCCACCAGGAGTATATACTCCTGACTCAGATGCTTTAGTAATGTGTGTACGAAGCATTGACTCAAGAAATTTCTGCCCCTGTGTTAAATAATAAATACCATCATCCGATCTTCCAGTAATCTGCTTGTATAAACCAATTACTTCTGCCTTTGTCATATTCACTCCCTACCTATACCATCTAATACTAATTGTAGCCCCCCACCCCACACACCACACACCTATACCTTTAAATTAGGCCAATGTATTATCCGCACCAACACCATCAAGAATAGCAAACGTATCTGGATGATGATACTCCAATCCAGTTACCGTAAGCCATCCTTCTTTCTTAGAAAGAGATGCTACAGGACCACCATTTTGCTGCAACACATCTTTCGTAGTTTGTGTCTTACGCATATAGCGTTCCTGCAGATTCCTGGTATCGATGAAGATCATACTATACCTAAAGGTTTCAGTATTTGTAAGCAATGGATGTGTCTTCAACAATAGCGGAGGACATGTAGGATGTATCCATTCCTTCACTTGAATACCATAACTAATGGTACCTGTACGAAGTGAAATAGTACCCAATGCCTCTGCTAGTTGAGACAATCCAACCATTGCTCCTGAACCGCACAGCACCAGCATTTCATTTTGGAAACAACGGCTAATTTCTTCAAGAGTAATATCAAGCCAGAGTTTACCAGCCTCAATCCATTCCTTACCCTTGAAGCGTGTATCTGTTTCAGCACGATAATCACGAACATTATTGGGAGCATATTCCTTAATCATAGGAATAACACCCATTGTATACCAAATAGGTCTACCTGTGTTCGGATCAATATCCTGCTTCCTACGTCCAAACAAGAATGCTTTCTCTAATTCGATACCATGCAGTTCAAACTTTTCTCGTTTTTCCTCCGTAAGAGGATCATTAGTATAAAGTTTTGTATCCTCTGCAATAGTAGAGATTTCATACGGTGTCCAGAACTGTTGTACGTAGTTATACATTTCAATGGGATTATAGTTCACTGCATTTGGAATCACACCACCTTCAGGTACGGCATTACCAATTACTGCAATAGTATCTTTACCTACTGCAGGATTGGGTCCATTGTTATTATTTACCGTATTCTCGATAGTGCGTAAAACAATGTAACTATTTGCTCCATTATAAACCACGTCCATTACGTGACCAGCAGTACTAACTTTCATATTATCTGCAGCACGTAACTCAGCAACATGTCCTGGACGAAATTCTTTAGCAACTACTTCAGCCACCTTTACATATAGCAATAATCCTGCAGGATTATTACCTGCAGTATATGCAGTAGTAAGAGCAGCATTTGTGTATACCCCACTAACAGGACCTGATTGCATGGGGAAATTTTTTGTCCACCAACTAAATCTAACATCATGTGTAGGACTAGATTTTAACATACTAGTAATAGCAGTAAGGGGCATAGAACCATTTGGATACAAACGGAGCAATGCTTGCCTTACGTCATCCATTTTTTGTCCTGGTTCCCATGTACCAGAACCTCTCATTCCTAATCCGTAAGGTAATACAGTAGGCATACTTTATCCTCCTATTTCAAACATAACTATGTTATGCTTGAATGTAAATTGGAATCCATTCAACACCATTTGAAAACACAACACCTTTCTTTGTTTTAGCAATTGTGGCTACAGTAGTACCCCTATCACTAACAGTAGCATCACCTGTTCCACCATTATAAATAGTAAGAATCTTACCATATTGGGCTTCTGGAACAGGCAAATTTACAGTACTCGTAGTTGTATCGCTTATCTTAACTACTCGTGACGTAGGGTCTACAGTAACAGGAGATTCTGTAGCAAATTGAATAGTCTCAATAATATTGAGACCTTGTACAATCTTTCTATTCGACTCCATATGTCTATCCTCCTAATAGGTCTTGGATATCTTTTTCAATCCCAGTTACAGACTTTCCTTTAGGTACACGACTACTAATAGGTGCAGTTACCGTATTCGTAGCAGTCTTAATACCTAACTCTTTTTTAGCAATTCTAGCAGTCTCATCTAATAGTTTCTGCTCACTCCATTCAGGATGTTTTGCGGCTAATGATCTGGCTACATAAGAGACAAAGTCTCTGTGCCTCTCAAGTTCCTTGTGTTTTTTGAAGAATGCTTTAGCCTTTTCTTCCGCAGTTTTCCTCGTTTCTATAACAGCAGGTAACTCATGCAACAATTTTTGTGTTGCATCCGCAACCGCTTTCTGGTATGTGCGATTCAAAACCTCATTGAATTTTTGATAATCAAGGGTTTCGAATTCTTCCTCACTCACCAGTACGGAAGACTCCTGCTGTTCCTGAGTAGGAGCAGATGAATTTTGTTGTAATTCATTCAATCTCGCTTTTAGTAATTCTAATTCTTGTTTTAATTGTACAACTAGAGGAGAAGATTCTTCCTCCTCTTCTGTAGACTCTTCTTCCTCTACAGTTTCTTCCTCTACGGTTTCTTCTTCAGAAACCTCTGCTTCTTCTTCCTCTTTACTTGTATCAAGTAATTCATCAATATCTTCTTCAGTAAGTTCAACGTCTTCTTCATTCTTGATTGGTTGTTTCTGTTTCATCTTGTTTTTCCTCCGTTAATCCTATCATCGTATCTACAAAACCTAATATAGCACGTATTTCAGCACAACAACCTCGAATAAACTGAATAAGTTTCTCTTCCTTCGGGTCTTCTAATAAAGTACGAAACACAAACAGTTTTTGTTCAAAAAACGTTTGCATATCTTTCCATATTATACTATCTTTAAATGCTTTATATTCCTCATGTGTAGCACCAGGTTTAAAATAGTCCTGTTCCCTCAACCAATTCAGTTCCTTGTTGCGCAAGTTCTCCATAGGGCACCATATTTCCTTTCTGTACTTCCTGTTCTATCTGTTCCACTGGCATTGTACTAACAGCACCTGGAGGAGGTAATCCCTGACTTTTTATTAAAAAGTCAGTTACATTCCTAGCACCTAACAACCTTGCTGCATGCAAGAACATTCTTGCAAAATCAAGTTGTTGGGCTATAGGTTGTATCTGGGCTCCAACTTGCATTAGTTGAATCCAGAGATCACCTTGCTCCATATTACCAACAAAACTATCTTTTATGTTAATATCATACAAAATATTAATGTCTTGAGGCAACACTCTTAATCTTCCATTTACAATTTCCTCCTGCATCCCATATTCTTTTTGCAATATTTCTTCCCATTTACCTACAAGTTTTACCCAAGTTTCCATTGACATGTATTGTTTAGTTTGTTCTGCCATCAGTTCTCCTAATGTACGCATACTCATTATACTAAATACACGTGCAATTCGCATTAATCTACTTAATGCAGACATACGTGTATCTCTTGTTTCTGTTGCAGTTCTACGTTCAGATGTAGGACGTAAAAATCCTTGCAAACTATCTACAGCAGCACTCGCTCTTTGAATTAACTCCATAATTACCATCAAATCCTTAATATTATTTTGAGTTACATCATGAACAGGAAGTTGCATAATAGCATTATTCAACGCATTTGTACCCCATGTACTATACGTTGTACGTATAATCTTACCTGCTGTAGGTTGCATCAAATCTTTTATATTAATCTTCGTAGGATCAACTACAAAGACGTTATTCAACGTCTTTCTAATATTCACTATGTGAGAACTAATCAACCAATCTGCAAATTCTTGTAACCCATAAATAATCTCTAATCTACCTAATGGAGATACAGAATACCCATCAAAATCAGGTGCAGCAGCAACTACAGGCATTTGACCATGAGTTAAATCAATCTTCTGCGCTTTAATTACAATATGGTCATTAGCCACACAAAATTCCCATAATTCAGGAACTTCTCCATCTCCAAGTTCCCAATCTTTAGGAATAAGTTTAATCAACATCGTAACTAAATCTACTTGAGTTAATTGACGTAGAGACTTCGTTTCTGTACTTATTTTGGTTCGATCATTTCTACCAGAATTAATATACGATAAAACACGAGAAGTACGTCTATCATCTTTCAAATACCTACAATTAAATAAAGGACTTCCCTCCACCACTTCATCACGAAGTAAATTCATTAAATTAGTTGAAGATACCCATCCAAAAAATTCCATATCCTGCAACTTTTGAATAGGTACACTCGGATCAGGAAGTGCTAAATACGGATCAATTGTTTCAAATGAATGTCCTTCCCATACTGTATTCAATAAATCAAAATCACCTGTAATTAAAGCATCTAATCCAAGTGTACCTTCATTAACATTCTTATTAGTCTTTACTGTCCAAATAGGTACTATATATCCCGTACCATAAGCAAGCATATCTCTCCATTGCGTATGAAGAGCAAGTTCTAACTTACCACGTACTGCTTGTTGCTGCAATACATGCTGCAATTTAATAGCACCTAATGTATCTTCTGGACTTACCCCTTCACAAGGAAAATAAATATCCTCAAGAAATGCTCGAGATAAATACGTAATAATAGTGTCCAATACCACAAACGTAAAAGGTACTACAATACTAACTGGCTTCTTCGGATCATGCTGCTTTAATACACTCTCTTCCTCTTTAAGAGGAACATAAGCCGTTAATTGATGGTCAATTTTTTTCCAACTCTCAAAACGAGAAGATAATACCTCCACACTATATAATGCACGCTGAATCACTTCATTCACAATACGCTGATGTAAATCAGATTCAGGTCTTAAATCAAGATTTAATGGATAATCATAATCATATTCAGCCATTACATAACTCCTTAAAACTACGTTCAAAATTTCGTTTTGTAGCCCCTCACAAACTATGTTTGTGTATATTAAATGATTTCCCAATTAAGAGCCAATTCACTAAACATAGGATGATCACTCATTTCCTTTGGTAAAAAGAATCGTTCTCCTTCCTGCAATATCTTACTCACATATGCTAATGCATCTATTATATCATCATGAGCACCTCTAGGATAAGAAAGTAACTGCTCTTCCAATCGTATACAAGCATTCTTATTATGCCATATTACACCTGTACGATAATACGGAAGTAAACTTCCAATACGATCTTCTTTCTTTTTAATACCAGCATGCATAGGCACAAGTATATAAGGTAATCCCCTCTTTACTAATTCATTCTGAATTGGATATGTTACATATTCTCCCAATCCAGTATCTTCTACCCCTATCACCCTTGCTTCTAATCGTTGTGCCATACTAAACAATTCTTCGTAAAACTGATCAGGTAGCATTCTATCTTCAACTACATCCATTACAAAAATTCGATTCTTTTCTCTACTAATGCCTACTCCTACAATAGCCGTATAATCACTAGTAGATTTTACCACACGAGCAGGATCAGCCAAAATAATTGTCTCTAAATCTGGACATTCATCCAGCATCTCCTGTGTATAATATTGAAAATAAGAACTTTTAAATTTTCTCGTTTCTTCTGCAACAGGTTTATTTCTTCTTTCCATATACCATTGCTCTAATGTACCTGTTGCAACGGCTTCATCATATTCCTTCTTTATCTGTTCATTACTCACAAATTCTGGTGCATTCGATTGTAATTGATCATCACAAATTTCTAATTCAACTACATTCCATTCACCACTTCGTTTCAAATAATTAGGTAATGCCTGCTCATGTTTTAATGTATCAATGTAAATGTATTCTGGTTGTTTACCTGCTACATAAATGGCATCACTATAGAACCATTGCCTAATCTTCTCTCTATTATGCTCACTTTGTACATCTTCCCTACTTTCCAAATCATCAAAAATAATCAGATCTGGACGATATTGTCTCCATTTTGCACCACGTATTTGTTGTAAACATCCTCTAGGTAATACCAAACACTCTCCAAAAGCAGTCCATACCTTTTTAGAAAACGTATTATCAAAATCTATACTACTGTCACCTATCTCTACATCACCAAAAATACTCTTTATAGAAGGACTCTTCAATGCAAACTTAAGGTTTTCTGTCTGCATTACGGCTAATTGTTCACTATTCGATACATAAAGTACAAAATGACTTTCTCTAAAAAGAATCTTCTTCTCAATATAAGCACAAACTAAAGAAGTTTTACCTATACCACGTGGAGCAAGAATTAACTTTTTGTTTGATGCAGTAGATTCAATATGCTTAATAATTGTACGATGTAAATTACTAAAAGGAATACTAAAAATCTCTGGATGCATAATTCTACAAAATGCTTCCAAAGATCGATAAGACGCAATAAGAGCCTCTTTCAATCCTTCATCACTGGCTAACATCTGTATTGTGTTCTCTCATATTCCTCAACGCTTCAATAACTTGTAACATCTGCTGAATACGTACCTGTTGTCTCATAATCTCACGTTGCGTTTCCGCTTCCTGTAACAAATTTTGCTGTGCAGCAAATTGTTGATAAGCATATAATGCTTGCTGTGCAACATCTACCGATGTTTGAAGAATAGCAATTGTAACTTCTGGATCTGATTTAGTAACTGTTTCTCCTGTAGGAGACTTGGTTGTAATACAACCTAATAGCATAACGGCTATTAAGCCTATACCAATCACAAGTTTTAACACATCAGTTTTCATTTTTTCCTCCTTTCCTAATACTCGCTATAAAACGAGATAATAAAGGTATAAGTATCACTGATAAGACTTGTACTACCGCTGTATCCATATCTGGTTCCCACCATAATAGGTCAGGAAACGTAGTACGAATACCTGCAATAAGACCCATCGCAACAGTTTGCCCAGTTACCGCTCCCATCGCTACATTCTGTGTAGTAGTCGATTTAAATAGGCTTTTCTTAAACATACGACTCTCCTTATTATATGCCCGATAAAATCGAAACCCATCTTTTATAAGACCCATATTATATACTCCTATATCTTGACTTTGGTTTGATTATGTGGTAATCTATTTATGTAGCCCCCCAAACCCCCACACCAGGAGAGAGGCGAGTCTAAATTGACTCGCCTTTTTCCTTTAGCAACCCAAGCAGGTAGTTCTGTAAATCCGCATATCCACATATGTCAATCAAATTGTCCGTCTTGTATGTATGTAATTGCCTGCACTCCTTTATCAACCGCATAAATAAAAACCCTTCATTCAACGTCATCGTCTTACCAGTTAAAATGTTAAACGCCTTAATCACACGTACCATCGTATCCGTACCATAACTTTCTAGTTTAGTAGATTGCAATAGTTTAGACGCTAGTTCACACGTTTCACCTAGATTGAACGATTGGGTAAAACTTGTTGAATGCCCTAATGTAGTCTTCTGCCCTTGCTTTGCCTTTGTAAGTGTTGTAGTACTTTTTTGCATAATTTCCCATCTCCTCAATTGTACCTGGTATAGGTTCAGGTATACGTAAATAATGTAATCTTGCATACAAACATCCTAAAGGATCACCTTGCTCTTCCTGTAGTATTAATAAAATCTGTTGTTTATTAGACGGATCAAGAAGTGATGTAGGTAAGGTATAATTAATGAGAAACGCTTCTGCTGCTTTCGTAAGTAATAACTTACGTGATAGCCACTTTAAATGATCTTGAATCGTATTCCATTCTAATTGAAATAAAGAAAATGCTCCCCTATCCGAAGTTTTTGAAAACCCCTTCTGCCTACGATAAATAAAGTAAGATTCATGTGAAGCAGTCATGAAAAGAAGTTTCGCTATACGATCAGCATAAGATATTGAGGGAGGTTTTAATGCCCATATGATATGAGCACACTTTTCACATAAATTATATACCGATTTAATGAGAGGAACGTCCATTATTTCGTATTACCTCTAGCAACGTCTGAAGCCTACTAATACTAACTGAAATCTCATCAAGACGAGTACTAATCTTGCTGTGCGATTGCACTAAAGATTCTACCTTCGTCTCTACTACAGATAATCGAGAATCAACACTCGTTGATGTTATTGACATCCCTAGTGAGCCCGCTGCTATCCCCACTAGTATCGGTAATAGTACTCTCCTCAATAATGTCTGGAGCGATGTTTCTTGCACGACTCTTTATCTCCTCTATGTCTTGCTGCGTAAGAGTTTGACTAATAGAATGAATCTTGTTGATCCGACCTAAACCAACACGATCTAATATCTGAAACGATGTGTTCAGTTTCGTGCGAAGATCAACCTCTACCTGATCCTCCATTATCTCACGAAGTACTTCTACACAACGAGGAGCCAATTCCTTCAGTGAATTAGAGGCTTCAATTATGTAAGCATCCTGATTCGCTTGAATCTGCTGAATATGCGCTTTTGCTAATGGTGAATTCAAAAGAGACCATACCGCATGATAAGAAAGTCCTAATTGATCCGCTATCTCCTGTGGTCTCATTCCTAAACAATGTAAACGAATAATCTCCCTATGAACCGCTTTTAACTTGCTGATTTCCTGTGACATTTGTTAATGCCTTCAATTCATCCTCAGTTACATTAATGTAAGATTCTAAAGTAGATAGAGTAAATGCAATACCAGCAAGAAAAGCGTCTACTCTATCATTTACAATCGTTGGACATGATGCAATTTTGTGAAGATAATTAAAAATCGTTTCAGCCTTCATTTTTGTTTTCTCTTCCATTAGATAGCCCTTTCTTCTCTTTTTCAGATGAATCTAATTCTACAACGTCCTTTCGTTTAATGTCAATCGCAATACCATATGTATCGGCTATACGTTTAATTTGATCAATAATCAATTCCTCATCTTTTCTAGAAGGCTTAGGAAGAAACGCAGTTTCAATCGCATTAATCTGATCTTGTGTTAAATGAACAGAAAGATAATGAAGAAACTCATTTATACGATATTGCAATTGTTGCGCTAATGCATACGGATTATTAAATTGTGCCATATGTAATTCTCCTCTGTATTTGATAATTTATTATCAAACATAAGTATAACAAACTCCATTTGTAAATGCAATCATACGTTGCAAATTATAGTTATAGTAGTCCCACAAACTGTGTTTGTGTATAGGTGTGGGGTACGATTACTATTAAGAAAGAGGAATTGTGTACACAATTCCTGAAGGACCGTTTACATTACCTGTACCACCATTTACATTTAAAGTACCTTGAAATTCATTATGCTGTACCATAAGAATTATTACACCACCTGCACCTCCATCACCACGTTCCGCTGTACCTGCACCATATCCACCATCACCACCTTTTACTGTTATAGTTCCTGTACCACGTAATGTTTGTGCGGCTATAAATATAATACCACCCGCACCTCCACCTCCACCACCAGCATAACA